TCATTTTCTACACTCCTAGTTGCATAAGCGTTATTGCTTATGTGTGTAGTATATGGTTATGCAGGCCCTGTGTCAACACTTATTTTAAAAAAAGATTTGTTTATAAATCAATAACTTAGCGGCGTTGAAGATTGCGTATTTTGGTGTGATGTTCAATTTCTAGTAGAGTGAATGCAGCCACAGTATCCTGTAGAAGTCGTACTCGTTGATATAATTCGCTGTTACTTAATATATGTTGGCTACGAGTTATATCATCGAGGTCTTCCCATAACTCGGTTAATAAACCAGTTATTTTAGGTGTTAGTTCTTTATTCATATTCACATATTATACTCTCTAGATAGTGCGATGTCAAGTAATAAGTGCTGGCGCACTTAACGCAACTGCGAACAAACGCTTCGTTTCACTTCGCATTTGCTTCTTGTTGCTATTGACTTACGTCATCTAGAAACAAAAACAAACAATATTGATTGATTTGATGATAGCAAGTGGAAAGTCAGAAGGAACCTGTTACAAGGTTCCTTTTAAAAAAGACTTGATGATTAGCCGTCTAAGTCCTTCGGAAGTAGGTATTTTGTTTATACACTCAATGCAAGGGACCTCACGCTCATTCCCTACCTACCGTGGCATGCTTCTCAGCACTAGCAAGTTCGTTACCTTATATCTTGCCTGTTTATGCACTATCGGAGTGTTCGCGATCAACAGCAATTGATCTATAACAACCCGTTGAGTATCCTGTTTCTCACTCTCAAACCCCAGTGGGGGTGGATCATTATGTTGCGTGTGCTCTTTTCAGGGAGCCTTTTTCACAGCGGTATTACAAACTGGCCCGCCAACCTTATGTGCTGTACTAATAGGAGATTTAGGTGTTTTGCCCGGTCTCCTACTACTACTTATACAATCTGTCTAAAAACCCGGCTAAAACAGGCTATTTTTACATAAATGACTAAATACTTGACATAAGCAATAACTATGCTATAATGTAAAACATGGAGATTTAAATGGCTAAAAAACCCTATCCGTATGTACCTAAAAAGGTAAGAACAAATACAAAGTTTTTTCAAAAATGGGGCATACTTGCACATGACTTAGCAAAAGAAGAAGGTGTAACACCCGATGCTATTCATATGCGTGTATTGAACTATGGCACACCTTTTCAGCGTAAAAAGTTACCTACAATGTGTGAAGTAATGACAGGCAAGACATCAATTCAAATTGCACATGAGTTGAATGTTACACCAATTAGTGTATATGAACGACTACGAAAAGTTGGTGATGCATACTATGAAAGTCAGCATGGCGCAGGCGTAGCGTTGCGTGGAAGACAAACAGCAGAACATCATTGGACTAAAACTAGTCAAGGTGGTTTAAAACAAGGTTGTAAATTTGGTTGGCTAAGTCCACGCCATCCAGATTACTTGACTTGGCGTTACAAACTAATTCAACAGCATTGTCCAACATCAGGCGATCCAGAGGAGAAATAAAATGAATATGGCTGAATTTTTTGAAGTAGAACAAGTTGCCTTGCCCACAGAAAGAACTATTGAATATAGTCTAGGACACAACACTGGCACTACACAGTATATTAGAATTAAATGGCGACGAGATGAATTGCTAATCAGAGAAATATCTCGAGCATTCTTAGATCATGTACGCATCAACAAAGATAACAATGCAGATCAAAAATACATCTATGATGAAGTTTACAACAAACCAAACAAAGACTTGCCTAAGCCAGACTTCAAACGCACAGGTATCAAACACAATACCTATGCTAGTTTTGTAAATGGTATTGAAGATAACTTTGCAGATACCACACGCCATTACACACTAAAGCAATGGCCACATGTAATTGATATTGCTAACATTGCTGTTGAATATTTCAACAATGTGCATCCTGGTTACTTTGGTAAACCATTGCTACCATTTAAAGCCGTACGCAAATAAGGAAACCCCCCTAGCGTGATGCTAGAGGGGTTACCGGACTTCAAATTATATGGCTGTATTTTTTGAAAGCGTAGAGTTAAGAATAATTTTAAAAGATTTTAGGAGGCCTTAGCAACAGTTCCTAACTCTACACATTTATTTATACATAATGTGGTAAAATGCATGAGTTAACGATTTAATTCACGCCTTACCCAAGCCAATGCAGCCGGACCACCCCAAAGGTAATACGCTTGTATTGCTTTGCTGGTTTCTAAGTCTAAACCTTTTGCACGAGCCTGTTTGTAATCTGATTCTGCTCTGCTTAGATAACTGTGCATACGCAATAGTGTGCCTGCACTGATGTTGTCACCATTTGCCAATTGATTTGCTCGTGCTAGCCCAACCAGTGTGCCGGCTTTACGACTTGGTGGCACATTATCTCTTGCAGCCAGTGCCCGGCGTGCGGCTTGCTGTACTTCTTTAGGTGCTACTGGCATTACATTATTCCGCTTACTACTATGCCCACTAGTGTGGTAACTACCAAACCAACCACCAACCAAAGACGCTCATCAAGTTTGTCAAAGCGTTCTTTGATTTCTACTTTAGTTTCTTTTAGAGCAATGTCTAGATTATCAATGTCCTGTGCAATATGCACAAGGTGATTGTTCTTAATTACATCAATCTCTTGATGTATTTTTTCAAGTTGATACTTGTGTTCATTATTGATATTTGGTTGTGGACGACGCATAGTTTTTCTCTTTATAGTTTACTTCTTATTTCTGTAAGTTCACGTCTACTCTGTTGTATAAGGCAAGGCTTTGGTGTGCCATTTACACCATAATTAGGTGTACTCCACAACCATTCATATTCGCCCTCATCTCTACTCTTGCATAACTTTTTTAATTTACGCTTGTTGAGGTCGAATATGTAAACACGGGCTTTGTATTTGCCCAAGGGTAATATTTCTTTTGTCTTAACTATGTCAATGAGGTCTTTTTGCCAAGCGGCATAACTCCAAGGACAGTCTTGACGTATTCTATAGAAATATTCTGCCCAGTTAACGCTTTTTTGGCTTTGACATTGGTTTTGGTTTACCTCGTCCACGACCTTTTCCTTTACCCATTGGTTTTGTTTTAATTTTCATGTTACTTCTCCTTGTTGTTGTAATATTCTGTTAGTTCAGTGTTGTGTTCTTCGGCTGTGATAGGAATCCATTGACTTCCATCCCAACGCCAAAACTGATTAAAGATATCTCTGTCATCTGGTGGTGTTAATACAAGTGTATAACCCCAATCAGGGTTACTGGTGTCATCTGTTGCGCCACCATATACACCTGTGGTTTTAAGATACATTTGATAATATTGACTCATGTTAACCTTCCATATTGCTAAATGAACTTAATTGGAAATTAGCAGCAAAGTCACCACTATCACCTGTGCCAGGCACAGTGGTTACGCTAATATGTGTATTTGCAGTTGCACTGGGTAATGTAAGTAATTTATTATTAACAAACATCACACCACCTCTACTCGCACCTGTAGGCATATAACTTACAGGTTGTGTAAATGTATTTGCAGTAACATCAATGAACATAGGATTGTTTTGTCCAGCAGCGTAAACATTGCCATCTGGACCCATGCAACCACCAATAGTTTTAGATCCGCCAGAACCCATAGTTGTCATAATATTTGCTGTGGGATTTAGCACACGCACACCGGTTGTGTTGTTGTGGATAGTAAAATAAACATTACCATTTTTACCATTTGCAGCACCTTGAGTGCTTTGACTCATATTAGTAGTTATACCATAATTGTTGCTGCTTAAAACATTATTAGTTACATCCATGCGTAACACATGCACATTCACATAAGGGCCAAAATACACATTTCCATCTTTGATACTTCTAACACCAGCAATATTTCTTGCTGCTGTGGATCCACTCAATATACCATAAGTGCTGGTAAATGCTGTATTTGCTGTGGTATTGATTACCAACATGTCCGATTGGCCAATAGCATAAATTTTACCATTTGCTGCTACTGCGGTAAAGTATTTTTTATTACTTAAACTTACGCCCCAATCCTGCAAACTGTAAGAACTATTTGCTGGATCAGCAACCAATACCTTGTTGTGATCATATGGTGGCCAATAGATTTTACCATCATCACCTAAACACCCACCAACAAAATTATTAGTTGCTGCTGCGCTTAAATTTAGACCTGTATTGGCTTCTCTAAATGATAATGTTCTAGGATCTATTTCTAAAATAGTATTAGCACGCTTGGCACTGGGACACATGTAAACATTTCCATTTGTAGGAAATGCTACACCTGCTCTGTAAGCATCTTGTGCGCTCCATATGGTTCCACCTAGTGCAACACTATTTGTTAATGTTCTAGTTCCTGTTGAAACCCAATTGGCTACACCGGCATTGGCTTCTGCAGGCGTCATGTTATACCACTGTGGTGTAGGTGTAACACTTATAGACGCATTAACAAAGCCTCCGCGTGCGCTAAACATTATGCATAGCCCTTGCTGAGTGCTGCAAACACAGTTGTGCCATCTGTAAAGAAGTTTACAATGTCAATGGTATTTGCTGCGGTGCTTAGTGTCTTTGATGCACCAGCAAATTTCCATGCACTGGTTACAGTTAACAGTCTACTGCCAGTTCCATCTTGTGTAATGATCAGCGTGCCACTTGCACCAACGCCTGCATTGCTTAGTGCAATGTTGCTGATGTTGCCATTAGCAGTCATTGCAAAGATTGAACCATTTGCCATGTTAAGCGTAATGTTACCACTGGTTGTGCCTAGGTCAACACGGGTCTCTTGGAACTGTTTGAGCGTAATGTTTGATGATTGAACAGCACTTACAACTCTTGCATTGCTGAAGTATAAGTTTGCGCCTTCAACTAAATCTGTAGTTGTCTTTGTTGTTAACCATGCATTGCTATTGGTGTTTGCACGGTCAGTGGTAAAGTATAAGTTTGTACCTTCAGCAAGATCAGTTGTGCTGGTAGCCATGTTATAGAATGTGCTATTACCATTATTAAACTTCCAAGTATCTGTTGCTTCATCCCATAGTAGGAATGCAGTATCAGCACCTGTTGGTCTTAGAACACCAAAGCCAGCATTATTATTTGTTGCGCTACCAACATTAAAATACATACCGGTAGCATTTGTACCAAGTGTACCATCATAAACTTGTAAACTTACATTAGTTGTACCATGTACTGTAACACTATTGGCTCTTAGCGTACCTGCTGTGTTAATATTGCCTTGGTATGCACCAATTGCAGAGTTTGCTCTTGTTGTTGTAAAGTATAGGTTAGCACCTTCTGGAACAATTGATGTGTTCAATAAGGTTGTTACTGCAACATTGCTGCTGTTACCAATAAACACATTGCCATTGTTTAAGTTTGGTGTTGAGTTTTCTGCAACAACATTAACAATGCCGCCACCTTGTGATGCATTAACACGAGTTACAACACCTAGGCCTTGAATAATTCTATTCTCGCCAGTGGGTGCAACATTAGCATAACCACCGCCAACTGCAACATAAAGTTGATCGCCAGCAGCGAAAGCACTGGTGTCAACACCACTAATTCTACCGATTACAATTGCACGACCTTCTGCATCATTGGCTAGGCTTGTTGCAAGAATACCAACACAAGGCATTGTAGCAGCATTGCCAGCATCACATGCAGCAACATGCAGCACGTCAGCAGTTACACCGCCTGTTGCAAACACTGGTGTGCCTTTGGCTAATGTGCCACCGCTTTTGTTGATAACCTTTTCTTCTACTGTGTCTGCTCTTACATCAGTTAGGTCACTGCCATCACCTGTAAACGCACCAGCAGTAATTGTGCCTGTGGTATTGATATTGCCTTGGTATGCACCAATTGCAGTATTTGCGCGAGCAGAGGTATAATATAAATTAGTGCCTTCATCAATATCACTGGTAGTAATATTGTCTTGTATAAATGCATTTACGCGAGTGTTGCTGTAATAGAAGTTTGTGCTGCCTTCAGCAACATCATCGCTGTCTAGAACAACTACTCCTGTTTGACCATTTACACTGGTAACATTAGCAGTTAGACTTGCTAGATTGGCTGCAACTAGATAACCTGCATCGTTTGTAAATGCACTTACATTTGTTGGAACATTAGCAAGACTGTTATAGTTTACACCTAATGCATCTACATATGCTTTGTTTACGCGAGTATCGATTGCAGCATTTGCTCTTGTATCGGTATAATAAAGATTTGTGCCTTCTGCTACATCAGATGTTGATGTTGCTAGATTATAATAAGTTGTGCCATCATTGGTAAATGTCCAACTGTCACTTTGCTCATTCCATTTCAATTCTGTATTTGCAAAGCCGGGTCTGTTGCTGACAATCTGCACATTTGCAGGGCTTGCAGCATTTGCGTTTAGAACAATGGTTTGATCGCGTACATACAAGTCTTCAACATTTTGCACATTGATGTTACCTGTGGCGTTGATGTTACCGTTTACAGTTAAGTTACCACCTACTGTTAGTGGAACTGTGGCAATGTGTGCAACTACATTGCTGTTTGCTCTTGCTGCTGTAAAATATAAGTTACCATTTTCAGGTATGTTACTAGTATCTAGACTTACAACACCGGCTTGCCCGTTTACACTAGTAACATTAGCAGTTAGGCTTGCTAGGTTAGCAGCAACTAGATACCCTGCATCATTTGTAAATGCACTTACATTAGTTGGTGTATTTGCTAGGCTTGTGTAACTGATAGCCAGTGTCTCAACAAAACTCTTTGTAACACGGTTATCAATTGCGGTATTAGCACGGTTAGTTGTAAAGTATAGGTTAGCACCTTCAGCAATATCACTAGTTGTGATATTGTTTTGAATAAATGCATTTACTCTTGTATTAGAGTAATAAAGATTTGTGCCTTCAGTAACCTGTGTGGTTGTTAGACCAGTTATTTGACTACCATCACCTTGGAAATTTCCTGCGCCAACAATACCTGTTGTGGAAATATTCCCACCACTAATGTTTGCAGTTGTGCTAATATTTGCACTTGATATAATTGCTGCGTTATATGAACTTAATCTTGTGCCAATTGCACTATTTGCTCTATCAGTTGTAAAGTATAGATTTGTGCCTTCAGTAACCTGTGTGCTTACTAGGCCAAATACATTAGCGCCAGTAATTGCAGTTATTTGCACGCCGTTTCCGAGTAATTGACCAGCGTTAATATTGCCCACTGTAATGTTACCCGCATTTATATTACCAGGTGTGCTAATTGCGCCTTGGTATGCACCAATTGCAGTATTTGCACGATCAGAGGTATAATATAAGTTTGTGCCTTCTGCAATATTACTTGTATTCAGCGTTACAACACCTGTTTGACCATTTACACTTACAACATTAGCAGTTGCAGTTGTGATAAAGCCACTGTCATTTACAAGATTACTTGTATGTGTTGGAATAACAGGTTTGTCAGTTAGACTTGTGTAACTAACACCTAATCCTTCAACAAATGCTTTGTTTACTCTTGTATCAATTGCAGTATTTGCACGATCGGTTGTGTAATATAAGTTAGTGCCTTCAGCAAGGTCAGTGGTGCTAAATGCACTAATGTTAACTGCAATGTTATCAGCATTTACAGTAATACCTGTGCCTGCGCCAACATTTAGTGTAACATTACCACTGCTTCCGCCACCAGTTAAGCCATCACCAGCAATAACATCTGTGATGTCACCTGGTGTTCCTATGTAACTGATTACACCGGTGTTTGCATCATAACTGATATCACCTGTGCCACTAATTGATTGACGGGCTCTTGCATTGCTAAAGTATAAGGAGTTACCACTTTCAGCAATATCACCTGTGTTAAGAACCACAGTACCAGTCTTTGTGTTAACGCTGATGACGTTTGCAGTTGCAGAGGTAATAAAACCACTGTCATTGGTTAGGTTGCTGGTATGTGTTGGAATTGAGGGCTTGTCTGTTAGGCTTGTGTAACTTACACCTAATCCTTCAACAAATGCTTTGTTTACACGAGTATCAATTGCAGAGTTTGCTCTTGTATCTGTGTAGTAAAGATTTGACCCTTCTGCTAAATTTGTAGTGGTAAATGCACCCATGTTAACAGCAACATTATCTGCGTTAACAGTGATACCTGTGCCAGCACCCACAGTAAGTGTGACATTGCCTGAGGTGCCGCCGCCGGTTAAACCATCACCAGCAATAACATCTGTGATGTCACCTGGTGTTCCTATGTAACTGATTACACCTGTGTTTGCATCATAACTGATATCACCTGTGCCACTAATTGATGCTCTTGCGAGAGCATTTGTGTAGTAAAGGTTTGTGCCTTCAGTTACTTGTGTGGTTGTTAGACCAGTTAGTTGACTACCATTACCTAAGAAATAACCAGCAGTAATATTACCTGCTGTGGTAATGTTTGCACCTTCAAATGTTGTTCTAATAACATCATCTTCAGTAAGCACTAAACTATTGCTGCTTTGTGGTAATACCCAACTCCAATCCTTAGCAGTTACACCATTAGTTCTAGCATAGGTAATGTTGCCTGGGCCTGCACTGATGTTGGTAACACCTAGGTTTACACCTGTGGTTAAACCACTGTCAGTATAAATTTCATAATCGCTAAATGAGCCAGTTATAAATGGACCCTTAACATAGAATACATTGCCGTTTAGTGCGCCTGCAACTGTGGTATTGGTAAATCCACTAATTGTTACTGGTGTTGCATTGGCTAAACCATCTGGTGCAAGTGTAAATCTTATGCGGTCTGGACTACTGCTACCTAAGTAGTTTACTTGGGTCCCTGTTTGTCTAGATCTAACTGTTGTATTTGCAGTTGTTGAATTTCTATCAATGCTAAGAGCAATGTTGCCTTCACGGTTACTGTTAAAGTTGTTACCGTTGGTTACACTGACCTTTGCACCTGTTCTATTAGCGGTATCATTGAAATTGATCTGTGCAAAATGTGCGCCACTGGTTTGGGTTGTATCAATAATAGTATCTGTGCCAGTTACAGTTTGATTGTATAGTAATACGCTGTTACCTTGACTTGAAGCAAAATATGATGGTGCAAAGATAATTGGTCTATGTGTGCCAGTGCTGTCTTGAGCACTTGCAACAAGTGTATTGCCCATGCTGCCGGCAAGATATAGACTTCTATTGAAATTGTTTGTATTTGGACTAATACCAAAATACATGCCAAGGCCGCTGTTTGTGGTTAAGTTATCCTGTCCAGCAACACCACTGATCCATCCTGGCGGACCTGGTGTACCTGGACTTGCAAGTATTGATGTTGAACCCCACCAAGTAATACGACCCAATTCATCATCTTTGCGTGGATAAGTTTCTGTATAAGGTAAATTTTTATTGCCTCTAGAACTGGTAAAGAACAAGCGCGGACCAAAGGTTGTAGGAGTAGTCGCTTGGCTGCTATTATCACTATATTGCTTTAATAGTAGTTGTGTGGCTGGTGTGTTACCAGCATAGTCAGTAGCAACATTTGCTAGACCATCCCACAGCACACTGATACCAAAACTTGGTAAAGAATCATTTTCAGCACGACTTGTTAAGTCAGCATTACCAACAACAAGTCCTCGAGGTGCTTGGAATATTGAAGTAGGTGATTCTACTTTGTTTCTACCAATGAAATTGTTTGTTATGTTGCCTAGTGTATAATTACCTGCAACACCTGCTGTAATTAAATCAAAGTCACCAATACTAAATCCACTCTTAGGATATCCATACTTGCTAGTAAACAGTGGTTGGCTGCTCTGTAGCGTAGTTTTACTGCCGCTACCGGTAGCATCAAATTGACTGTATACTGCAATTGCTTGACCTGTGGTTATATCTAACAGCACTGGGCCTAAGAAGAATGCAATTGAATCAGTTAATGTTAAATTTACTGATGATTCTGCGTTAGCACTCATGTATATGGTACTGTTTGCAGCATCAACACTGGTTACAACAGTATTTTGTGGGAATGGATATGGTGAATTTTCATTAACTGTAAACAGACTGTTTACAGCAACATTTGATATGTTTGCTGCTGTTGCTGCGTCAGCATATTGGTATAATGAAACACCAATGATAGCATTACTGCCCACAGTGGTATTACCAGTATTAAACACAAAGTTTTCAATATTAGCAACACCACTATATGCACTTACAGCATTACCAGCATAATTGTTTGCAGCAAAGAATGCATAACCATCACTGCTGATGTTACCACTGAACACATCTGTATTGTTGTATTTCTGTTGCGTAACTAATGCATTAGCAGTATTCAATACAATGTTCTTAGTTGCTTCAGCAGTGATTGTGCTGACATTGGCAAGTGCATTTGCCATACCAATTGTGCCAGTTGCAGTAATTGGACCACCAGTTAAGTTTTCACCAGTGTTAATTTGTGTTACTGTACCAGCAGCACTTGTATCAGCGGGTGTAAATGTAAATACACCATTGCTGTTATCATAACTTAAATTACCATTTCCGCTAGGTGATCCTACTGTTACACTAATGTTGCTTCTTACACGCTGAGTAGTGTAATAAAGATTTGTGCCTTCTGCTAGATCACTTGTTGATGTTGGAATTGGATAATATGTTGTACCGTTGTTGGTAAATTCCCAGCGTGTGCTTTGCTCATTCCATTTTAATTCTGTATTTGCAAAGCCTGGTCTATTAGAAACAATCTGCACATTTGCTGGACTTGCTGCATTAGCATTCATCACAATAGTTTGGTCACGCACATACAAGTCTTCAACATTTTGTACATTAATGTTACCTGTTGCGTTGATGTTACCATTAACAGTTAAGTTGCCGCCAACAGTTAGAGGCTGTGTAGCAATATAACTTACTACCTGTGCATTGGTTAAACTGCTTATACCTGTAATGTTTGAACCATCACCGTGTAGATATGCACCAAGGATATTACCAGTCAATGTATAAATGTTACCACTGCGGCCTGTTGGTGAACTACCCATATTAGTAGAATAGATATCACCACCTTGATTAGAATGAATATTACCTGTTCCGGTTGAAATAGAAGTGCCAAAGTCTGCAAAAAAGCCGCCGCCTATTACACCCTGTTCAAATGTAGCAGCATAAGGACTATAAATTGCTTTACCAAATGCAATTGGAAATGTAGGATTACCTGGAATATCAATAGCATTATAACTATATCCATTTCTAGGGCCGATAATAACATTGCCGCCGCCAGGTATTCTAATTAAACCTTGATTTGTCCAACCAGCAAAAACACCCGATGTTACTTCAGAACCGGGAATTAAAATGTTTGCTACAGTAATGTCATTACCACTAATAGTTGCGTCACCGGTAACAGTTAAGTTGCCGCCAACAGTAAGTGGTTGTGTAGCAATGTTTGCTATTACTTGTGCATTGGTTAAACTGGTAACACCTGTAAGCAAACTACCATTACCTAAAATAAATCCGCCGCTGATATTACCAGTAGTTGTGATATTTGCTGTACCACTTAGACCAATTGCGCCGGTACCACTGTTATAGGTAATTGGGCTTGTGTTGCTTAGTAAATTGCGTACATCACTGTCACTGGGGCCTGTATATGTAAATATACCGGTTGCACTATTATATGTAAATGAACCTAGTCCACCAGCATCTGTTGCGCTAACATTACCGCGTGCTCGGGCCGCAGTAAAGTATAGATTTGTATTTTCAGCAATATTTGCTGTGGTTAGTGTAGCACTTGAACCAAGAGGAATTGTTATGCCATTAATAATAACATTACTGTTGGCAAGTTGACTGTTTGGAATTAAGTTATCGCTAGCATCAGTTAGCACACTTAGGTGATAATATTCACCATCGTAAACAATGCCTAAGTAACTAACACCATTAGGTGCTGCATTTAGTGCAGTATCATCATTGACAAACTTCCAATTTGTCCAGTTGCTGGCAAAGGTAGTTGTATCTAGATAGGCTAAACCAATAGCATCTTGTTCTAGCACTACTAATAAACTTGTGCCCGCCGCCACATTAGCAACACTGATACCTGTGATGTTACCAGTGATGTTGGCTTTGTGCATAGCACCATTTGCAACATTGATTGTAACATTGCCGCTGATATTGCCATTATCAAAAACAGTATCACTATATTGTTTTAGTGTAATATTGCTGTTTAGTATTGATGTTGGTACTCTAGCATCAACTCGTGCATTGGTATAATAAAGATTTGTACTACCTTCAGCAAGATCGTCTGTGGTCTTGCCGCTGAATGCAGCATTACTATCAAAACTAAAGATACCTGTACTTACATTGTATAGGATAGGTGCAGTATTGCCCAGCGCCGCACGAACATCGGCGTCACTAACAGCCGCAACTTCTGCAACATTAATTATATTTTGTGTTGTGCCTACATTAATATTACTTTCTAGTACAGTAATATTAGAAACAATAACACCATCATCACTGACAGTGATATTACTTTGACTAGTGCTTACAACAATGTTGCTAACATTTGTATCAACGGAAACATTGGCCATGGTTTATCTCCTTATACCAGGCTTACAAAGCCGCCGTTTATACTGACGTTCGTCTCCGTTCTAGGGTTACCTATGCGACCTCCTACACGGGGATCAAATCGTTCGATGATCGCCCAGCGGTGCATATCTTTTCTTGCTGTGCTTGCGCTGCTTGAATCCCATTGGAAAGAAAGAACAGTAATTGCAACATTTGCTCTTGCATCTGGATAAATGTTACCAGTATAGCGGTTTTCAGGAATAGTTAATGTAACTGTGCCAACCGATGCGTTGCTTACACTGATGTAAGGGGCATCAACTATGCCTACATTAGCAAAGTAACCAACTACTGTTGAATCTGTAAAGTTGGGATCGCCTGTATCACGATTGTAACTCATTTGGTCAACAACAATGGTTTGGTAGTCTGAACTGAATACATAACCAGTGATATTGGTGTTAAAGTTATAGGTAAAAGTCTTTTGACTTCTTGGGAACAACTCGATAACTTGAGTATCTGGACTGCCAATATAATTGGCAAAATCTAACAATCGATTCGACATAGCGACTCCTGAGGGATCTTCCTTATAGACTGAGGCCTATAAGGCTTAATTTACTTTACTATTTATGCGTTTTACAAAAATAGTGTTGTTTTAGTACTTGTTATAGTAGGAACTTAGCATCCAGTGACCTGCGTCTACTGATCCAATGTTTAAGTTAATCTTTAACACAGGAGTATTTGATCCTGTAGGTATGCAATAAATGCTTCCATCTTGTCCTAATGTACCACCCCACCATTTGATTTCACTACCAAATGTGCCTATTGTGCTTGTGGTATTGCTGCTTGGATTATATACTAAAACATTTGTTGCTTTATATGGTATAAAATAAATTTTACCATCTGGTGCAGCCACAGCACCACTATATTTTTCTGATCCAGCAGTAACACTTATTGAACTAGCACTACCGTCTGCTTTTAATCTATAGATAACATTAGATGTGTATGGTGCAAAGTAAATGCTGCCATCATTGCCTAAGCAACCACCACTCCATTTTTGTCCACCTAATCCACTAATTGCAACAAATTGTTTAGCAGCAGTAGTTGGATTAACCTCTACATAACTAGTAGAATTATGTGGGATGAATACAACATTACCATTGTTTCTTAACACAGACCCTTGCCACATGACATTGCCCGAACCATAAGTTTCTACAAATGGTGGTGTTAAGAACATTCTTGTTCTTTGATTATTTTGCCAAGTTGTTATAGTTTCGCCACCTATTGAACCAAATGGTCTAGGCTCATAAGTATAATCACCATCTGGTGGAGACGCAGTATATGAACCATAATTTTCTACTAATAATCTATTTCTTTCACCAGGTGCAACAAAGATGTTACCTTGGTATGTTTGATAGATATTAGAAGTTGGTGTTAGTACTGAGCCACCAAATTTACATGTACCAACACCACCACCAAAGATTTCTAAAGTTCTTGTTGAAGATGATGTATCACCACTTCTTCTTACAATTGATATACTGTCGTTAATTGGGTTAATTGATAGGAAAGCATTAGCACCGCTATTTCCACTACCACCAGGAGCACAAACAATTTCGTTAGTTGAGGTGTTTGGTATAGTTCTTAATGTACCACCAGTCCAACCAGCATAGCCAGTGCCACTGGGTAAATTAATAATACTTGTTGTACCAGCAGTTGTGTTAATTTTAAGAACAGTATTACTGTTACTTGAATTACCTGCTGGCGCATAAATGTTACCACCTGGTGCAAGTACAGCGCCTCTATAGAAGTTTGATCTTGATACGCTGATATTGCTCAGTGTAGGTGAACTTGACACATTGGCTGGCGGTGTGTAACCGCCTCTGCTTGGATGTAGTGCAAAGTATTCTGGTGAACGCACACCAATAAAGTTACTGCTGGTTGCAATTACTCTGCCGCTACTGCTAAGGCTACGCAATTGTACTGCAAATGTTGCTTCTGTATAATATTGTGTGGCTGGATCAATCGTTAATGGCAAACTGATATTGCCACCAGCATCTACCACAGCACTACCGGTGCTAGCAGTAAAAATACCTGTGTTAGTACCTGACAGGCTCCAATATACTGTTGTGCCAACTGGTAATATACTGTTAACAATAAAACTTGCATTGTTAAAGAAAGGTGAATTTACATTACTAAATGTATAATTGATATTTTGCACAGTTACATTAGAACTAGTTGCTAAAACTTTTGGACCAGATGTTAAACGCAATGCAAATGTTGCATCATCATAAACTTGTCTTGTAATTGTACCAATGCCTGCACCATTAGGTGTTACTGTGCCTGTGGTAACATTATCAATAAAGATATTTGCTGTTTCATACAGCGTGTCCCAATTTAAAGTAGGACTGGTTGTTAAATTTGTTGACACATTAAACACAGCATTGATATTGCCATTTACAATACTTGCGGCTGGACTAATAGAAAATGTCGCAAGAACAGGAGTAGTTTCTCCTACTTTCTTTTTTCTAAAGAATGTAAATTTTCCTGTAAATGGCATTATGGCTCCAGTTAAATTGTGCCTTGGCTTACAATACGATATTCGTGTGCAGTACTGGTTTCCATAACAGCCTCAATTTGTGCAATACAATCTGCACGGTCTGTGCCTGTTACAGTTGCTTCAATACTTAAACTTGCATGAACATATTCTACAACAATCTTATACATTTATTTCTCCATATCATTGTGGTGGCGTAGGCCACACTACTTCATCAAAACTATTTACTGTTCCTTGTTCATCTGGTAGATCTCTTAAGGCTTGACGATATAGTACCCACTCTGCTCTTTTTGCATCACTGAGACCATTGTCGGGCAACTGACTCCAATCACTGCCTTCAAGTAAAAATCTTCTACGCTCTCTGATTAGGTTAGCAATGCTGGGTTGAGGTACAGGTATAAGTTCAATCTTTAATGTTTGTAAATTAACACGATTTTTGCCAATGCCATCAACTGCACGTCTTAGCACATCCCAATTTGGATTACTAGCCAACACTGACTGTAATTGTTCCTCGCTCATGCGACGACAAGTTAAAATTTCACCAGTTGTTTTATCATATATTGTTTTAAACATTATGGTTCTACCTGACTGTCATTGATCTTAAATAAGTTTACTTTTGGATCACCAAAACTTCTGCTGAACACAGCATTTGAAAGTGTACTGTAACCCTGCGCCCACACATTTGCAGTTACTGGTTCCATGTCTAATGCAATACTTGGATTAAGGCTGTTTAGATACGGTACATCAATAAAGATACTGCGACTATCAACAAGTGTTGGCATAATTGTACTGGTTGTTAGTACAACGCCACCACCGCCATAAGTTACAGTTGCTTGGTGTGTGGTATTTGCAAATAACACATTTGCATTGCTCTTAAAACCTAATTGTGAACCACTGTAATAACTACCGCTTGGAAATGCACTACCATCTAAAATATATTCACCCTGGTCAATACCAGTTAGGTCATAGGTAATTGGTGTTAGTAGATTTGTATATGTTGCAGCAGTATTTGCTAAGTTAGGACTTGCATCTGCAAAATTTTCTAACTGTGTGCCAGCACCATATGAAGCAATTTGTTTGTTGTCAATAATGTTTTCTACATTGATAGCAATTGGTGGTGTAGTAATAACATTGCTTCTAGTACCAGTCATACTATCTTCTAAGTGTATTTGGAATCTAAAATCATCACCACCGTTTAGGTTTGTAAAATTGTTTAGGTCACGCACAAAGTTAAATGTGCTACCTGGTGCAAAATATGGGAATCCACCAGGTGGTCTAACAATTGTAGTTGTACTACCATTTGTGTTATCAATATTACTTGTGCTATCATTAATAACTTCTACAATCGCAGTATCAAATGTTGTGTTGCCTGGCACAAAGATAGGAAAATTAACCCATGGATTAGTATTACCAAAGTTAATGTTACCATTAAAGAGTGCATCATCAATATTAATATTTCCTATCACATTGCCTGTATTTGGATTGTAGATGTTTGCATTACTGCCATAAATCACATTGCTGGCAATGGTAATATTGCCTAGTGAAATATTAGCATTAGCGTTCCATGCCCACCAGTTTGGAATACCACTATTGTCTGGTATCACACTACTATTTTCAACAGTTTCTGTGTAGATAGTATCGTCATATTCTAACAATAGTATATCAACACTAAGCATACCATCTGCATCTTCGACTTCAGTGGTACGCATTACGCGGAACAGTTTGTTAGTAAAGCCATAGATTTCATTGCTAACTTTAACAACATCACCTACGTCAACTTGTAGTGCTTGATAGTCTGCTCTAAATTGTAGAACAGTACTAAAACGACTTTGGCGTAAATCAATGTTGGCAAGATTAATTGCACGAGCACGATCATTAACCATGTCTAATCTAACATTTAATTTGTTGTCTGGTTCATTGATATTTCTACTGCCAGACGGTGTTTCTAAGAATACGGTGTCAGTTTGATCTCGTTGTACAACACTGGGAAATTCTACTTCCATTTGATTGTATAAATTAAACAGGTCAGTATTGGTCAATGTTATTTTGCTAATAATGTTATCATCATTAAACACATAGGCATTGGCTTGTTCACCAACAGTGGCTGCACGATTAACCACAACACCAAACTTACCTGTTTTATTATTGTAGGTAAAGAATGCACCGCTGTTGCGACAAATCTTGTCAATGTTTTCTTTGCAGTTGTTATAGGTGCTAACAATGCCATCAATTTCACTGCGTGGATGACTTTGTAACACATTTGCGCTGTCGTAATAATTTACACTGGTATTGCAATATGTAAACCAAGCATTGAAACTGTCAGTGTCAATAAAAGTATTAGCAAGATCACAACCATAGCGGTCGTTGCGTAGGTAATCAAGTAACACATTGGCTGGGTTGCTTACATTATTTTCAATGTCAAATGTAATAGCATCCAATTGCACCAAGTTGTTCTCTGGATCATAATCAATTTCAAAAATAGCAAAAACTAAATTAGCCATGCCATTTGATGCACTCCAGTTACTAAACTGTCCTGTGCCAAATCCATATGCGTTTACTTTGTTTGTGGTTGGGAAGATTTGATTAGTGCTACTGCTGCCGCCAGCATAAACTCTACAACGGATCTTACCATTATCCCATTTCTTTTGAATGCCTACACTATTGGTCGCTGTTGCGTTGCTGTCAATAATACTACTTACAATGTGATTTTGAGCACCACTGTAACCAAACACCAATTCATTGTCACCGCGATAAATCTTATTCACAGTCCATGTTTCGCCTGGTGTAAATTCACTTAACACCAATGCGTAAGTCATTGTTTTGTTTTGATTTTTGATTTCAGCATCTATGATAATGCCGCCCATGTAATTGCGACCGTATAGTTTGCCTACTTTATTATCAGTGCCGGGTGGTAACTGAATCTTTGCACCTGGATCTTCTGGTTTAGGTACTTTGCCTACACCAAGTATCTTTGCAGTACCATATGCGAGGCCAGCAGCAACAGCACTAGCAACAATTGTACCAGCAATGCTGAGACCGGCAAACAGCCCAGCACCAAAAGTACCGGTTAAGCCGATTGCACCTGCAATTGTTGCGCCAATTAATGAAAAGACTGCCATTTACTTACCCTCATACACATAATTCTTTTCAATGGGTATCCAACCAAATTTTTCCATATCTCTGATTGGACTGTCCATCAATGTTGTAATTGTAAAATTACTGATTGCACCTACTTCTTGACCTAACTTGCCTACTCTAATATATTCTTTTAAAATGCGATATCCTAAACTGGTATTTCTATACTCTGGTTCAACCCACCATGCCATTTCTTTTAATGTCTTTACATGAGGTAACCATGGATTGCTATCAACGCCCGCAATCAACATGCCTTGTATTACTCCATCTACCTCACCAACAATAATTGTTCCGCTTTTTAAAATCATTGTTAATAAATTTTGCACACCTCGGTAATTGTACTTTGGATTATGCAATGCTTCAACTGGCGCAGCATTAGCAAAATTAATCATCAACGACATTATTCTATCAAAATCTTTTATACCTGCAAATCTTATTTTCATTTTACACCTAATTAAAATTAATATTGAAATCAAATCCATCAAAGCGGCCGCCGCCGCCACCACCACCACCGCCTCCATAGCCGGTACCACCAGTGTACTTCTTACCAAAGTCAAAACTAATACCTTGTAGATCTTTTACACGATCAAAACTGATATCGCCTGGATAGAATCTTTTTCTATCACTGCCGTTGGTTCTTTGTCCCATTAATTTGTTTTCTAGTAGTTGGTTTAAACTTGCACAACTGATTACCACAGTATGTGTTCTATCACCACTGAACGGATCATTTTGTTCTTCAATGTTAAAATTTGTAATGATACCTGTGTAGCGTGTGTACACTTGTCCACTGATAATTTCATCAGTGTTGGTATCAAAGAAACCGCGTTTGATTACAACATTACCACCTTTGATAGGTGTACCTAGTACAATGCTTACTAGTGTATTGGGTACACCACTAAGACTAATCTGCATGTCATTGTTATTGCTTTTTAGATCGTCTTGTAAACTGCCTGCTTGTAAAAAATAACCTAGTTGGTTATAGGTGTTAGCGCCAATGGTAATAGGCTTGTATGCACTACTAATATAATATGTGGTGCCGCCAAGAGTAATATCCATAAACAGCGCATGGCTAATATTATTTTGACCGTCTACTGCACTAATAGGTGTTGTCATCTTACACTTCCGTAATTACTTCTATTAATTGAAATCCACTGTCCCACTGAATTCTGTCATAAGGTACAATTGTGTATGTTGGCTTCTTAAGCATCTTAACACGCCAAGTTACATTGCTGCCAACTACAATGCTTTTGCCTGCAAATGTATAACCAGTTTGACTAATAACTGGGCGGTGCACAGGAATAGTCACATTGCTGCTGGTGCTGTATGCTACATCTGCTGTTACTGTGTAGGGATATCTATAACTGCTGGCTGGTTGAATATAATCACCTTTGCGGAATATAAAACCACTACCACTAATACTGCTGCAATTCAAATAGATATTGCTGCCGCTTACGCTGTTAATGGTTGCACTGGTTAGTGTAGCACCACCTTGATATGCTGTGATATAAGCAAGTCCTGTATTACTGCTGCCAATGTTGATTGTTTCTTCAATGGTTCTATCTAATCGATCAATTTCTTCTGTAACAGCACGATTGGTGCTATAGGCTAAACCATTGTGCATTTCAACTGTAAACAGCCAAGGCACATTACTAGCAAGTTCTGCTGTGCGTAATAAGCCGCTGCGACTAATTGTTTGGCCGCTGGTCTTGTGGCGGTCAATTGTGATACTGCTTGCGTTGTTAACTATCGTTTGTATACTCATTATCTTACACCTGCTCTTTTGCCGCCAACTTGTGTTACACTATAAATGAACTGGGGATCTTGACTTACTAGTGCTTTGAAACTTGGCGCATCTACTGCACTAATGTTATACACAACCTGTGTCATTCCACCACCATATTCACCACCTTCCATAAGTCTTGAATTAGGAATCACTGTGCCAGCGCGACCAAAGCGTACCATCTCAGGCCCGCGCTCCCCAACTAGGTATGTTTTACCTGCTTGTACTGGACCGCCATTGGCTCTTGGGCCGCCAAACATACTAGTAAATATGCCACTGCCAGTACCAAATACTGCACCAAAGATACCTTTAACAATATTTTGTGCTGCCATTCTTGCAACATCTGCTAGTATACTGTTAATCAAACTCTTAAAACTTAGTTTGCCTGTCATTACAAAGTTTGTAAATGCCTCTTCTAACCCGCTGGTTAAATTACTAAACTGTGTAGCAGCATATGCTGCCATATCTTCAGTGCTTTGTAGGTATTGTTGATATGCTTGTTCCCAACCGTAAGCAAAAGTACGCTGTGTTTCAGCAAAGCCTAATTTGTCTGGTGTTAGTTCATCAAATGATTTTAATGTTGCTACTCTACGCACTTCAAGATTTGCAAGTTCTCCTTGTAATTCAGCATCATTTTGATCTTTGTATTGACGACGCAGAGCGGCTGCTCGCGCAAAGAAATCATTTTCAATGGCAAATCTTTCGCCCATTCGTTCTTTCTTAGCCTCGTTGAATTCACCATCCAACTGCATCATCTGATCAAACTCTTTGCGAGCAAGATCTGCGTTAGTGCCAATTTCGCTCATTGCTTGACCTTGTGCAAATTCTTTTTGTGCAGCGTCAATTTTCTTTAATGATTCTTGTGCAGTAATGCCTAATTTCTTGTATAGATCTTCTGCTTCAGTCAAGTTCTTTAGGCGATCAGCAGCAGACAAGTTTTCAATGCTGTTAATCTTTCTAACAACTTCATCATATTCTTCACTGTTCTTTAGGCGTGATTCTTCTAACTTCTTAGCAAGTTCGCCCATGCCAATGCTCTTTAGTTCGCTGTCAGTTCTATCATTAAGTGCTTTGATCTGATCGCGAATCGCCTGTACATATTCTTCTGCTTTCTTGCGAGCATTTTCTATACGCTCGGCTGCACGGTTCGCCGCAGGATCCGCTCTGGCTGGACCAAGTGGAATGTCGCCTTCAGGATCTGTCCTTGGTGTTGCTCTTGCTGTTTCGTCTTCCAATTTAAAACGAAAGCCAATTGCTGGTGCGTTTGCAAATGCCTGCCTTGCATTGCTCATTGCATTGCTATATCCGGCTTCAAGCGTACTCATAAAAGTACGATCATCAAATGGATTCAATGCTGCTGCAATTGCACTAGCAACAGCAGGCAGTAGTGTGCTTAAGAATGCTTTGAAACCTTGCCAGCCAGCAATTAATACATTAACTGCTTCAATACCAGCGTTGGCAGCACTCTTCATTGCGTTGCGGAATTTTACACTTTCATTCCAAAAGTCAACCAACGCTACAATAATTGCTGTAATTGCTAATGCAATTGCTGTAAAGGGATTACGCATCATCAATGCTTTCATCGTATTGAAGAACTTAACAATCATAGCCAGTGCAGCAGGACCAAATGCTACGGCCATACCAATTGCCAGCAATTCTAAGTTGCGTGTTAAGAATCCAATTAGACCACTAATTGCACTAAAGATACCAGTGTTTTGTTCCAGTGAACCAAACAACGAAATCATTTTGTTTTGCAATTCTACAATTCGTTCACTGATGGTTGGTACTGTTTTACCAAACTTTTCATCAATGTCTTTGCCCATTTTCAGTGAGACCCAAGCCAATGTTTCAGCAGTAATTCTGCCTTCGCTGGCTAACTTCTTAAGGTCTACTTTGGCATCACCTGTGGCTTTGGCAACTTCTTCTCGCAATCTACCCATAAACACAGGACTGTTTTCCATCAATGAACGGAATTCGTCACCATTAAGTTTACCTGCAGCCATTGCTTGGCTAAACTGCAACATAGCACTGGCTGCTTCTTGTGTGGTAGCGCCACCTACTTTGGTTGCCTTAGCAAAAGTTTCTGTAATTTGTCCTACTTCTTGCTGACTTAGTCCTAGGTCTTTGGCAGCAATACTTAATCTTGTGTACAGTTGTCCTGTTTCAGTTAGGCCACTGCGTGTTGCTGCTGCTACACGCTGTATCTCTGCCATTCTTTCATTGGCCTGTGCTTGACTATCACTGAAAGCATTAACTTTGTTTTGTAGATTGGTATAACTATCTGCTGTGTTTGCAACATAACCCACAATCTGACTGCCAATAAAAGCATTGACAGCATTAGTTAATCCGCCTATTGCACCACCAGCGCCACTTGCTTTAGTTTTTAGACCATCTACTGCGCGACTTGCACGACTAATACCAGTTTCAAATCCTCTGGTATCCAGCGTTAATAAGACTTTAATTTCTTTTGCCATTATAGTTTACCCAAATCTCGTTCGAGGATATCCTCGTAATAAGTGATAGTTGGGTCACTCATACCACTTGGCGCTTGACGACTGTGACCTTCATCAAGTTTACTAGCATAACCATAGTTGGCTCTAATAACTTTGCCGCGTGTATTTGTATTGCGTTTAGCATTACCAGTATCAATTGGTGTAATGTTACGAAAATGTGTGCCGGCCTTTTGCCAGTCAGCATTAGCAGTTTTTAAAATGTCTTTGAGTAGACCTTTAAATTCTTTGTCATCGACTTTAAAACTAATTGCCACGAACATTCTCCATTAACTGTTTCAATTGATCTTGGCTTGCCTTTGGTGCTTTTCCTTGTGCTTTGGCATCCTGTGCCTCGCGATAAGAAATTGCAACATCAAACACCCAAATATCTAAAGTGTTAGCATTTGCCAACACTTCTGAAGGGAGCATACCATACCGTTCGCCCAGCGCATCTAGCATCAAACAGGCGTGTAGTTCTGCGCTCCCTTCATTGAGCGAACTACCAGTTACTTTCCCAATTGTTCTACGACTTTGTTCACGCACTTCATTAATAGGCCAGCAGGCAGCACATGACCATCTGTCATGACCTTGTTACCTTCGCTGTCTAAGATTAGTTCGCTGCAAAATTCAATGATCTTACCGTAGTCATCTTCACCGGCACCGGCAAATTTTACAAATTTTTCAATGGGCTGTTTGTCGTACACCCAAAACTCTACGGCTTCACCATATTTCTCAATAGTGTCTTCATCATCAAGTGTGATGCTTAGTAGTTGAGGCTTGCTTGCTAAATTTTTGAGATTCATATCTTCATATCCTTTTTTAAGTAATGCACAGCAGTTAGCAAGAATGCTATTCTACTGCGGCTTTTGTTTATATCTGCTTCAGCGCATTTTAATTCATTCTGCGCTTTGGCTAATTCCTGTTCCAGCGTCTTTATTATGTCCGGCTGGGTTAGATTCTCCCACATCTGCATATGTTTCTTCCTCTATATCTATTTTAATATTTATTTGTTTTGCAGGTTTTCCACCCGCTAACACATCCATTTCTGCTTGACTATAAGTAACATCACCTACAGCAAAACGATGGTCTGGTTGTGCTTTACGCTTCCACTCATGGTAGCGTTCAATTGTACTCTTATCCATGTTTATCTCCACATAAACAATGAGGGGGTTTCCCCCCTCATTGCTAGTTTGCCTATCGTTATAGTGTTACATCGCTACCGAAATCGCCATCAACCTCGATGGTTACAGGAGTTACCCACAGGGGCGCATCAGGATTGACGGTCGGAGCAAGTCCGCTAATAAATCCTGAACCACTTAGGTAATTTTGTCCTGCTGTTGCTCCGTTGAATGCAATCTCAAAAAAGACACGAGTCTTATTCTTGCTGCAACCATAGATACCAGTATTAGCAACTGAGTCAGTCAAACTTGCATTACCAAAGAATGCCTTATCGTCAACTACGACGTTAAGTGTTACTTGGTTTGTTGCAGGTGTTGTTGCTGCACTTTCTGCTGTGGCATCTAGGGTTTTCCAACGGAAAACGCCAGTCGAGTTGTTGATAGAAATATCTTGCAAGTAAGGCACGATTAATGCCGGTGTTGCTAAGACGTTAGCATTTGCTGCTGTTGCACCAAGGGCTAATATTGCCTTATTACCTGCACTTGTGTTAATTACTGCCATTTTATTTCTCCTATGTTAAACAGTTGTAAAGTTATACTCTAAAGTATATGTAATAATATCGGAATCAATTTGAGAAGTTACGTCAACGGTACTCACAACCGCACTAATATTGTTCTTTGCCAACATTGCTGCGTTGATGGTTGCTGTAATGTTTGCTGGCTCAGTCTTTGCATCATGAGCCAAGTAAACATTGATTACAGTTTCTGTCTTGTCTAGCACAGCATTATCTAAGGTTGAAAATAATTCGACAAAAGCGGGTTGCTGTTGATCGGCATAAAATGTCCTTAGATTTTTTGTGTACAAGGTAGTACCATCAGGACTAGTAGGATATTCACTGCTCATTCTAAAATTAGAATAAGATGCAATTCTATTTCCTATTGCTGTAATTAGATCATTTCTAATTGACATTATCTAATCCTTACCACATTGCGCTTTGCACGAGTTCTGCGATTCATAAAATAACTTACGGCCTTTTCATTGTTTTGAACAGTACCATCGTTATTAAAATCATACCAGTCAGCAATTGCGATTAACTCGTTGTAGAGATCTTCGAATTTGCGTCCATAGTAATCTATCTTGGTCATATCAGCACTTGTTTCACCAAACTGTGCTACTAGCGGAAGGATATACTCCTTGATCGCATAGTAGACACAGAGATCGGTAAACTGCTGTTGGCGGCCTAATGCATTTGTTGGATCTATAAGATTTGCATTTACATTAGGCAACACATTTAAGTCGCTGATAGGGCTACCCATAAAACTGTTATAGCCCTGCCACCAAGTGCTGGTTTTGATTTTTAATAGAATGCGCTGAGTACTCTTTTTCAGCATGTCTTCTATGAAGGTTGGAATATCCGCAAACCCACTTTCGGAAGGTAAGCGGATTTCGTTTTCTTCGAGAAGGCGTTGGTCTTTTTGCAGAATGTCTGTGTACTCTGCAAAACTTTGAACATTACCTGCTACAATTATGAATGCCATCGCCGTTCTCCTCTATTGAAACTTCTATTAAGAGTTGCCTACTGGTAAGTTGTTTGAACGATACCAACTCATACCTGCTGCCTGGCCGATAAGACCTGTTAGCAATGAGCGGTTACCGATGTCACTTAGGTTACCAATAGCAGCCTGTGTTACGCTGTTCAACTGGCTAGCAATTGCAAATTCGGTGGCTGGGCCAACGAATGCAACATATAGACCATCCTGACCAACCGGAGCATTTACTGCACGGAGGTTGCTCACTGACTTAGCAAAGTTGGAAAGTGTTAGAGCACTTGAACCAATTACGCTTGAGCCATTCAACTTACGAACGAAAGTTGGATAGATGTTGTTGAAACCGTTACGAACTGTTGCACGGAACTGGTGAGTATCTAGATCTGGATCAAACCACATCTTAACTGTTGGCGCACGCTTTTCAGCATAGCCTAGGGCCATCGGAGAAATTACATAGTTAACTTCTGAGTTTGTTGAAGTTACATTTGCGTTACCATCCTGTTGTACAGTTGTGTTACCTGAAGCACCGCGAAGTGTTACGAAACCTTCAATGTCTGTTGCCTGAGCAAGACCAGTTGAAAGTTGTGTTAGTAGTGCGTTACGAACTACTGACAAGCCACCATCTTCTAGTGATTCCTCTGTCACGTCACCGGCAACGCCCTTCTTGGTCATTGTGATGTTAACATTGGTTGGCTGAACATTGGTGTTAGCAGAGGCTTCAATTGAAGCACCTTCTGTAATAGTTGCGCCCTGTGTAAAGGCGTTTAGTTTTGGTACACGAACCACATAGCCTGTTTCGCCAGCAATGCTGAAACGATTAAGGATAAACGGTGCGTTTGGTAGCAATACCTGGTCCGAGAAAAAGGGCATGAGATCGGTTACGATATCAGTGTACAGTTGCTGGACCGAAGATTGTGTTGTTGGTGTTGGCATTTTATTCTCCTATTCGGTTAATTTTTATCTGGTGGGGCCATTCCCACGGGTTTTACGAGCCTTGTCGATTTGTTTCATTACCATATTATGTGTAATGTCGCTTCTACTTAGACTTGGCTGATATTGCCTAATCTGCATATAAGCATTTCTATATTCTGTATCACTGGCTAGTTTTGAATCATCTACTGCTTTCACAGTATTTGGGCTTTCGCCTAGATCCACTCCTGGTTCAGCGTTAACAACACTTATACCTTTCTTACCAAAGTTAAGACCTAGTGTGCGACCAATTGTTTCCACAGCGGTAGCATAATCGGGTCTTTCACCGTCAATGGTAAAGAAATCATCACCATTGCGTAATTGGAAACTTGAACCTTCTACAGCAAACATATTGCGGGCTTTCATTAAGTCTACAACAGCGGTTTTCTGTTCTTGGCTCCAACTTCCAGGCATAGCACCATGTAAGTTAGTCATATGATCTTTTAACAGCAACTCTGTTTTTAGTTGACTTACTGTTTTTTGCAGTTCGTCTACTGTGGCTTCGCGTTTGGCAACCGCTTGCTTGAGTGCTTTGACATCTAATGTGTGACTACCATCTTCTGTGAATTGTGTAGTCTTTAGTGTCTTGATCACATCTTTAACATTGTCTAAACTATCAACTTCTAGTTCTCTAAGAAAACTGTTCATTGCTTCGTTTTTAGCATTGCTAGCAATTTTATTTGTATCGTCGCGAGTATAAATTCTCTGACCATTCAAATAGAACTTGCCATCACGCTGTTCAACTTTAGGTGCGTCTGATGTTGTTGATTCAGATTTAGTACTTGCTTTTGCAGCCTCAGAATCTGTAACTGATGCAATTTTATCGGTTTGCACTTCCGTAACTGTGGAATCTACTTCCATTTTCTCTCTCCTTTTATTCGCTGAGTAGGCGTATTGTTATAAACTGTTTTCTGAGAAACTGGAATCAATCAATTGCTTCATACGAGTCTTGAGTTTTTCCTTCATCTCTTCTAGAAATTCGTTATTGGAATCTTCTACATATGCGTTAGATTCCATTTCTATTGGTGCATTAGTATCTGTGATTGGACCACCACCAACCCATGCATCGCAGGTTCTAGCACTGGCGCATTTGAAATCAAACGCTTCACAGTAACCTAGGTCACCTGCACTAATTGTATCCCATTCACCACCAGTTGCACCACCAGCGGCTAGGCCTTGTTGGATACATGCTTTGGTTTTAGCAGTGATGTTGAATGCAGCACAGTTGCCACAGCGTGACTGCTTGGCTTCTTCTACTGACACACTCCACTTGTCTGCTAATCTCTGCCAAAACTCATCATTGGGCTCTGAGGGATTTAGTGGACCGTATGCTGCTGTATCAATTGCTGTTTGTCTATTTGCAAGATTAAGCGCAACATCGCCTGTGGCTGGTGCACATGACACAGCATCTGTTTCCAACATCTGTGTTTCAGGCATTTCAATTTCTGTTTTAGCAAACTGTGACTCATATTCTGATATCAGAGACATTATATCTCTTACTTCAGCAATTTCTGTGGTTAAGCCTTTGCTGCTGTACAATCTGTTGTAACTGATGGTTAGATCACTGGGCATTGGCTTATTCAACCAATCAAACCATATGATCCACATCTTGTATTCCCAGTTTTCCAAACATGTGGCTTTCTTGCGAATGAATGCTTCTAGTTTGCTGTCATACTGTTCAATCTGTGCGCCACTGCGGCTTGCACGGATTAGATCCTCTGTGCGGATCATTGCGACCTGATTCATCTTGTCAATCTTTTGATCAATCAACTCGCGTAATTCTTTGATACTGTCCAGTGGCGGTGCACGGAATTCAAACACATAGTTTGGTGTGCCACCAATGCTGGCAGGTACACGCACAATGGTACCAGGCTCAGCGCCTAATGCACCATCATTGATCTTTGCTGTGTCCTCGTCAACAATGTTAACTGGATGAGCGCCATATGAGATTGAACTGTAAATTTCTGCGCTGTCACCATAGATGCTGCGCTGAATCTGTGCAATGTCAAAGATTGGTGTGTGACCAATTCCGTTATAAATTTTATTGCTTTGGTAAACTGGTTCTACTGGAATGTAACCTAGTTCATTAACGCTTTGTATTACATAGTAACCATGAGGATAATCTTCGTTGTCATCATCACCTGCAAAATATACTGCTTCGTCAGGGAGATCTACTTCTAGTTCTTCTACCTTGGGAACAAACACAATATCAATAGTGTCTTTGGTAATGTATTGGAAGATGTCCATTTGACTGTCACTGCTTACACGCAACACAATGTTTGATAGTTCTAGGTCACCGGCAGTGGTATAACTGTACTTCCAGTTTGGCACGTCAATTGGACTAAACATGCGCCAACGAGCATAGTTACTGCCCAGTGGCTTGATGCAACTGGTCCAAACTACACCATATACTGTGGTATAGATATCAACCATGCTTACAAACTCATTGATGCTGTTGCCTTCTCCATCTACGTCATTAATGAATGCGTCTATGTCTGGCAACTCTGGCAATTCACGCACTGGTGTATTGCGAAATAAGATACTGTTGTATTCACTTACATACAGTCTTGCATAGGGAAATAATGGTACATTCTGTAGTTTCTCTAAGTAGAAACTGCTCAAGTACTGTTCACCGCGTTCGTTGGCACTCTTACTATCACTGACTGCAATACTGCTGTACTTGCCTGTGAGACGACCATCATCATCCATGTCATAGGTGCGGATTACTTCGCTGGGTGTTGCATCATCAATGCTGTATCTCTTAAGATACTTCGCGTCTCTGTACTCTACACCGCCCCAGTATGAGCGTACTGCAAGACGCCAGTCGTCCACATATCTAGCATACAGATCATGTGTGCCGGTTATAAAGTTTAAGTAATCACTCAAGGTGAGTCTCCGCGGTTTTGAATTCGTCTGCCAAACGCATTTAGCGCCATAATGACGCTGTTTTATTTATCAGTACTTATAAAATCACTGTGTCTTTTGACAGGTTTTGACCCAAAGACTTATATTTGTCAGGATTATAAGTCTTGTTCTTTCGACTTTGATTTCTCTTGGTCCTCTTTGCTTGTAGACGCTTTTGTCTTGCCTTGTCTGCTTTCTTCATACCTGTTCTCCTTTGTACCAAATATGCGATCCCAGTTATCTTCAAACTGTTCTCTGTATTTTATAGGGCGTAGGTTTGAACCTTTACCACCATGCCAACTCTTACTCATCTTCATCACTGTCCTTCTTATTGCCAAAGATGCGATCCCAACCATCCTTGTAGGATTGACTGCCCCCGGCTACCCGGCTACCCGATGTAGTGCCGGGACGGAATCCTTCACTGATGTCGCGTGCTTGACGCAACACAGGATCCTTAGCAATAAGACTTTCATTCTTGCGCCACTGGCGACTATTCTTTTCTGGAACGTCGGATTTCTTGTCGCTCATATTAAAGTCTCAATTGATTGTCTTTGCGTGGTGAAATCTCATTGCCATAACCACCTAACAACAGTGGCACAGCCAACAACCACCACCATGGGCTAGCATAACCCAGCACAATAGCCCAAAATAGGCTAAGTCCTGATAATGTTAGCGTGTTTAATGGTCCTGTCTTAACGCTGCTTTCTTTATTCATGTACGGTACTTCTGGTAGTCGCATGGAAATCCTCCTCTGTTGTTACGACACATTGCACACCTAGTGCGCCTGTTTGACTCATATGACGCTTTACAATTAGTTCGCCATCACTTTCATCTACACACAGCCAATAGCGTGTGATTTCTTCTGTATTGTTAGGCATTAACTCTTTGTTATATCTAAACTTGCCTATTATTACTAAATTAGATTTCATCTGCCCACCCCTCTGCTACAACACTATAATGAGTGGTATCTAGACTTTCCAAGTAATCCACTAACTTGTCGTAGCAACTGTCACAATCTGGTCCTTGAATACGCACTTCCATGTTTACACCATTGCCATAGTGTATGATTACTTCTAGTTCATAGAGGTAGGAATTCATCAGCATCTCCTCCAACATAGTGTGCAGTAAGTTCGATAACTCGCGTACCGGGTGGTGTGTTCTCATCCAACCAAGCCAAACTAATGGCTTTGGCTTGCTCCAGCGTGTCACCCCTAAAGCGTTTTACATAGCCTGCGGTCTTGCGCCGCTTGCCCTCAGGCACGGGTTCAAATACTGTTAATACTAATTCTACCTGCATATCAAAATCTTCCTGTGTTGCGTCTAATTTGACTTATTGTGTCGCGATTGTAATCTACTCGCAGAGGATACAAATGATTGACCACATAACCTAATGCATCATTGAAATGATCATATCCTGTGTCTTTGCTGGGCTGACGTGTGCCTTCTTTATATGTATGCTTGCGTAGGCCCTCTATTAGGCGTTTACAGGCAGGATCCACTGACAAGCGTCTAACACCAGTGCCGCTACAAAACGCACTATTAACTGCGGCAATGCGATCTGCTACTGCGGGGTTTACTGATCCTACTTTGAGATCAAATCCTGCATTTTTGAGAATGATATGATCTGTGATACCATGAGCACTGGTTCGACGCTGCGATCCGCTGGCATCTGGATACACGCTGACACGCTGTTGAGGATAGCGGCGACGTATCTCATCCACCATCTCATGTGTGTTGGTACCATATATCTCAATCTCATCAAGTATGTGAAAGCCTTGAGGATGTTGGTAGCCCACAACAGCACAGCCCGGATCGACGTTGAAGTCCATGCCAATGTGCAGCAGAGTTCTATCATTGAGTGGTTCACTGTGTTTAACAATGTTCTCATCAGCAAACGCATAGTAGATAATATTTGTAATGTTGAGGAACTGAGCCATGTACTCTTGATTGTAAGTACGCTCATCGAGATCGGCTCGTGCTTGCTCTAATTCTGCAGGTGTAACATTGCCGCCGTCGGCTGTGGTAAACTGCCAACTGTGCCAATTCTCGTTGCTTTGACCATGTAGATAAAGATCATAAAAGAAGTCGCGTCCTTTGGGTGAACCAATGATAAGAGCACTTCCCAATCTATCACTTAGGATAGGACGAATAACACTTTGCCATGTTGTTTCTAGATCGGGAATATCAGCAGCCTCGTCTATGACCACATGGTCTGCACCAATACCGCGTATGCTGTCTGGATTGTCCGCACTTCGCAACATGATTTGACTGCCATTTACCAGTGTGATGGTAAGGTCACTTTCATTAACACGCTTGACCCAACGGATCTGCCCCAACAGTACTTTCAAGTCATCCCAAACAATTTGTTTAGCCATGCGATATGAGGGTGCAATGTACAGCACACGCTTACCAGGAAGGGCTGCTACTTTGACCATACTGCTGATGCTGGCATAGGTCTTGCCAAAACGTCGGCCGGCTGCTACGACCTTAAAGCGAGCATCACTGGCGATTATAGTTTGTTGAGGTTCTGTTAGTTTCAATCTGCATATCCATTATCTATATAACTTTAATCTTTCAACTCTAACCATGGCAGCACTTGACTGCTTTCCGTGTTGATAGGATTATCCGCAAAGCCCATAATGTTCTTTGAGAGCCAAATTTGCATGGTAGGATTCATTTTATCAATAGCGTTACTCAACATTGCTTCCATAAGTTTTTGTTTGGTAACATTGCGATAACGCTCTACTTCTTGACGAAAGTGATCGCGGAAAGTGTTTTCTTTTACACCAAAGAACTCGGCCATGTCTCTGTAACTGAGATGTAGTGCTGCTAGTTTACGCACTTGTTCTAAGGGCACAACACGCTGATTCTGATCCTTGCCCACAATGATGCCTTTTACTGTGGCTGAGCCAATTCGGCGCTGGGGCTGGACACGAGGTATTTCTACCGCACCTTCTTCTAGGTAATCCCATTCTTCAGGATTGATATCGTGCTCTTCTGTCATACTTTCCTCTCTGTGATGACCCACAGTAATCACTTTTATTCGCTGTGCGGGCGTATTGTATATTTAGTTTGAACAGTTCAAAATGGGGCTAAAAGGGCCGCCTAATGCGCTGAAGTTGATTATGGATCACTGCCTATTACTGCGGGATTGGACTCCCACGCTAATTCCACAGTACCATCAGCGCATTAGGTCTTACGCAACAGTTTATTCATCTGATATCTTCTTCACTGGTTTGTTACTGGGCTTAACACCACGCTGATTCCAACGTCTTTGGTTGCTAAGATAGTAATCTTCTTTTGAGTGTGTGCTAGGATGGAAAATGTCTTCATCATAGTACACAGTATTATTTAACACTTTTGCGTTGCTGTGTACAAAATGTTCCAGCATTGCTACTTGTGCTAAACTCAGAGGATGAACGCTTTGAGCCAATTCAAGTATGCGTCTGTGTGTGACAGCAACAGTTTTGATACTATTACCTTGTGTGGCTTTGAGTAATGCCATATGCTGTAGGGCCCAATGTGTGTTCATCTCTCAGTATTTAACCTAAAAAAAAGCACCATGCGGTTAAACATGGTGCTGGTCTATATAGACTGTGAGGGTTTTTACACAGAACCCTCTAAACTGTCACTTGGAGTGAACTGTGTCCCTAAGAATATTCTTAAGGAACTTATAGGGAATGGTGTAAAGCCGATTAAGTTCTTCTTGAGTAACCGGCGTACCTCGACGCTGACATTGTGCAATGTGCTGTTGAATTAGTTTTGATTTGTAACTGTTGTACATATTACGCCTCAATCTTGTTCTTAGCAACAATGCTACGCAAATCGGTCACAGCGTCTACAATGCTGATGTTAGCATCTGTAAGCGCATCAGCAGCAGCAAGAACAGTCAGCAACTGTGTGCTAAGTTCTTCAATCTTGCGCTGTGGTGCTAGGTTAACAAAATTTTGTGTAAAGTAAGAACTTTCAAGTTCGATGGGGGTTATAGTCGGCTTCAATGTAAGCATGTGTGTTCTCCAAGTGTCTGTAGCAAAACGCTACATATACATAATAGCACATGTAGCGTAGTTGTCAACCTTTTTTTAAAGAATTTGTTCCCAAACAGCGTCATTTAACTGCTCGAATTGAGCACCTTTAAACGCTGGAAAACTGCTCTTGCGCTGTGCATCAAGTTGCTCAACTAGTGCATCAAACTGCACACTATACTCAGCGTCACTTAACTTATATGCACTATGCGCTTTTTCGAACTGATCCAGCGCAACAAAAGCATCAATCACTGGTTGCGGAACTGCAACTCTGACATCATCTAATTCAATAAACATAGTAAAGTCTCCAAGTGTCTGTAGCAAAACGCTACATATACATAATAGCACATGTAGCGTTGCTGTCAACCAATTTTTAATTAAAAGCGATATCGTAAACTACATCATTGCGAATTACACGAGCACCAAAAACTGGTGCAGGCTCAATTCCGCGCTGTTCCCAAATCTTAACCAAACTATCATAAACAGTTTGGTCGTCATTGGTGTAAAGTTTAGCAAAAGTGTCAAGTTCTTGCTTGCTAATTCTAAAGTAGTTTGCTTCGTCTGTATCAAGCACTACAACATCATCTGCTGTAACTTCTGCGTAGTCAACGAAAGTGTTGCTAAATTCAACTTTGTCATTTACATTAATAAACATATTACATTCTCCAAGTTTCGTAACAAGCACTATTGCTCGCTACATTTACTACTATACGCTCTTTTAGAAAAAGGTCAACCGAAATCTGCAGAAATATTGAAAAAAGATTTCTTTTAGAATCAACAGGTTACGCAACCTGAACTAGATACTGTAAGTTGTTGATTTAGGGGGCTTTTTTGTATATTTGTTCACGGGAGGTGGGTTTGTCAACCACTATTTTACTATAAATATTACCTATGACCCCATTTGAAATTCGTTTAGAACTATTAAAACTTGCGCTGGCCATACTTCAGGCAGGTGTTGTCAAACCTGAAGATATGCCCACCAGCGATGATGTTGTGCGTGAAGCAGAGCAACTTAATCAATTTGTCAGCAACAAAGCACCTTAACGCACAGTTAACCTAAGACCTGTGTAACCCTTGGTGACCTTTTGATTCTTGCTGAACCAGCGATTGTCCACACCCAGTTCACGCAGTTTGGCTTCCATTGCCTTAGCGTCAGTGCTGCTCCGCTCGCTTACGCTGTACACAGTAGCAGCATAATTGCCCTCGGTGTAAGTGCCTTCACCTGCTGCCTTAATCTCTTCTGTAATGGCCTTTTCAAGGTTGCTGAGTTCTGCAATCTGTGCGCGGATGTTTGCAAGTTCTACGATGTTCATTTTCTACACTCCTAGTTGCATAAGCGTTATTGCTTATGTGTGTAGTATATGGTTATGCAGGCCCTGTGTCAACACTTATTTTAAAAAAAGATTTGTTTATAAATCAATAACTTAGCGGCGTTGCAGATTGCGTATTTTGGTGTGATGTTCAATTTCTAGTTGAGTGAATGCAGCCACAGTATCCTGTAGAAGTCGTAC